TCGAAAAGTCGAACAATTATTCGAGCTCGAAAAGCTGAAAAGTTCGAAAAGTCGAACAATTATTCGAGCTCGAAAAGCTGAAAAGTTCGAAAAGTCGAACAATTATTCGAGCTCGAAAAGCTGAAAAGTTCGAAAAGTCGAACAATTATTCGAGCTCGAAAAGCTGAAAAGTTCGAAAAGTCGAGCCTGAAAAGTTGAAAAACTGAACCTGAAAAAAGTCGAAAAGTTCAGGGTTTCAAGTGCCTATTTTCATATTATTAGTTGAACACTTTTATTTTTTTAAATCACCATCTTTTCATTATGGGACTATAAATTCAATCAATTGTTAGTTCAGCTCAAATTTGTTACAATGTAAACGAACAGAAAATAAAGGAGGGTCAATATAATGGCAAAAGCTGCTGGACCAAAAGTTCGAAGAGGGAAGACACCACCTAGACCGAAAGACAAAAAAGGTGTCAAAGCAAATGCGCGTGTTAATAAAGACCAGTTCATCGAATATGACTATAAAGGTATTAAGATGACAATTAAGGAACGCGACGCGAGAATGAAGCTTGAATTTATTAGAGGAATGACAGTTCAGGAAATTGCTAACCGTTATGGAATAAATGAAAAAAGGGTTGGTGAAATTCGAGCTCGCGATAAATGGGTGAAAGCTAAAAAGGAATTCGAAAATGAAAAAGCCCTAGTCACAGATGATACTCTCACTCAAATGTATGCAGGATTTAAAGTTTCAGTCAATATTAAATATCACGCAGCTTGGGAAAAACTTATGAACATTGTCGAAATGTGTTTAGACAATCCCGACCGTTATTTATTTACTAAAGAAGGAAATATTAGATGGGGAGCATTAGATGTACTTTCGAACCTTATCGACCGAGCTCAAAAAGGTCAGGAACGTGCGAATGGAATGTTACCTGAAGAAGTTCGATATAGACTACAAATTGAGCGCGAAAAGATTACATTATTGAGAGCTAAAATGGGCGACCAAGAAGTCGAAGGTGAAGTTAAAGACAATTTCGTAGAAGCCTTAGACAAAGCAGCTCAAGCCGTCTGGCAAGAATTTAGTGATGTGACAGGTTCCTACATTAAAGGAGTGAGCGACAATGACAATAAGCCTGAGAAATAGACTACCGAAATTTAACTTCGTTCCTTTCAGTAAGAAGCAGCTTCAATTGCTAACGTGGTGGACGCAGGGCTCACCTTTTCGAACTTTCGACATTGTCATAGCAGATGGTTCAATTCGTTCAGGCAAGACTGTATCAATGGCACTTTCATTTTCATTATGGGCGATGAGCGAATTTAATGGACAAAACTTCGCTATCTGTGGTAAGACAATTCATTCAGCTCGACGGAATGTTATTCAACCTCTAAAACAAATGCTTACAAGTCGCGGATATGAAATAAGGGACGTTCGAAATGAAAACCTACTCATTATTCGACATTTTAGAGACGGCGAAGAAATACTCAACTACTTCTATATATTTGGAGGAAAAGATGAAAGCTCACAAGACCTTATTCAAGGGGTCACACTTGCAGGAATCTTTTGTGATGAGGTTGCCCTTATGCCTGAATCGTTTGTCAACCAAGCAACAGGTCGATGTTCAGTGACAGGTTCGAAAATGTGGTTCAGTTGCAACCCTGCAAATCCAAATCATTATTTCAAGAAGAATTGGATTGATAAGCAAATTGAAAAGCGTATTCTATACCTGCATTTCACTATGGACGACAATCCTAGCTTGACCGACAACATTAAAAAGCGCTATGAAAAGATGTATGCTGGAGTATTTAGGAAACGATTCATTCTAGGTCTCTGGGTCACAGCTGATGGACTTGTTTATTCAATGTTCAATGAAGAGCAGCATGTTAAAAAGTTGAATATCGAGTTCGACCGTTTATTCGTAGCAGGAGACTTCGGTATCTATAACGCGACGACTTTTGGGCTTTATGGCTTTTCGAAACGTCATAAACGATACCATCTAATTCAGTCTTACTACCATTCAGGTCGCGAGGCAGAGGAACAATTAACTGAAGCCGACATCAATTCAAATGCTCAGTTCGGCTCAGTACTTCAAAAGACTACAAAAGAGTATGCAAATGATTTAGTCGACATGATAAGGGGAAAGCAAATTGAATACATCATTCTCGACCCTTCAGCTTCAGCTATGATTGTCGAACTACAAAAGCACCCCTATATAGCAAGAAAGAATATTCCTATTATTCCAGCCCGAAACGATGTGACACTAGGAATTTCATTTCACGCTGAACTTTTAACTGAAAACCGATTTACACTCGACCCTAGCAACACTCACGACATAGATGAGTATTATGCTTACAGCTGGGACAGTAAGGCGAGTCAGCTAGGAGAAGACAAGGTCATAAAGGAATATGACCACTGCATGGATAGGAACAGATATGCATGCTTGACAGACGCTATTATAAACGATGATTTCGGTTTCGAAATACAAATATTATCTGGAAAAGGAGCGCGAACTTAACTATACATTCTTATCAAAATTAGTGTATAATATAAGTAGGAGGATTTTTAAATGGCTAAAAAATCAAAAGCTATATCGCACACAGACGAACTAATTAGTCAGTCTTTCGACAGCCCCTTAGCAAAAAATCAAAAGTTCAAGAAGGAGCTTCAGGAAGTTGAAAAGTATTATCAATACTTCGACGGATTTGATGTTACTGAACTCAATTCTAACTATGGGCAAACATGGAAGATTGACACAGACGCAGTAGACTATGAACCAACTCGGGAAATTCGAAACTACATTCGACAACTTGTGAAAAAGCAAGCTCGGTTCATGATGGGTAAGGAGCCTGAACTAATATTTAGTCCAGTTGAAGACGGACAAGATGAACAGGCTGAAAATAAACGTATCCTATTTGATACCATTTTGCGAAACTGTAAATTCTGGAGTAAAAGCACAAATGCTTTAGTCGACGCAACAGTAGGCAAACGAGTATTGATGGCAGTAGTAGCAAACGAAGCTCAACAAATTGATGTTCAGTTTTATTCAATGCCTCAGTTCACCTATACAGTTGACCCTCGAAACCCTTCGAGCCTACTTTCAGTTGACATTGTCTACCAAGACGAGCGGACTAAGGGAATGAGCAATGAAAAGCAGCTCTGGCATCATTATAGATATGAAATGAAATCAGGTTCATCTGCTTCAGGTATTGCAACAGCCCTAGAAGACATTGAGGAACAATGCTGGCTCACTTATGCGCTAACAGACGGAGAGTCGAACCAGATTTACATGACCGAAAGTGGTCAAACTACTATTAAAGAAGCTGACGCTAAATTAGTCGAAATTGAAGATAATTTAGGCAATAAAATTGAAGTTCCTTTAAAGGTAGAAGAATCGGCTCCTACGGGACTGAAACAAATTCCTTGTCGAGTTATTCTTAATGAACCTTTGACTAATGACATTTATGGGACAAGCGATGTCAAAGACCTTATCACTGTCGCCGACAATTTGAACCGAACTATTAGTGACTTAAGAGACTCACTTCGATTTAAAATGTTCGAGCAACCAGTCATTATCGACGGTTCATCTAAATCACTTCAAGGAATGAAGATTGCACCTAATGCAGTAGTCGACCTGAAGAGTGACCCTACTTCATCTATTGGTGGAGCTGGAGGTCGTCAGGCTCAAGTCACTACTATTTCAGGAAACTTCAACTTCCTTCCCGCAGCTGAATACTACCTCGAAGGTGCGAAGAAAGCAATGTACGAATTGATGGACCAACCATTGCCTGAAAAGGTTCAGGAAGCTCCGTCAGGAATTGCAATGCAGTTCCTATTCTACGACCTAATTTCGCGATGCGATGGGAAATGGATTGAATGGGACGATGCTATTCAATGGCTCATTCAAATGCTGGAGGAAATTTTAGCTTCAGTCAATGTTGATTTAGGAAACATTCCACAAGACATTCAGTCAAGCTACCAGACTATCACAAGTGTTCGAATTGACCATCACTATCCACTTCCTAGCGACGAAATTTCTGCTAAACAGTTGGCATTGACCGAAGTTCAAACAAATGTTCGAAGTCATCAAGCCTACATTGAAGAGTTCAGTAAGAAGGAAAAAGCTGACGAAGAATGGAAACGAATTTTAGAAGAACTTGCACAGCTAGATGAAATTTCAGCTGGAGCATTGCCTGTCCTAGCCGAAGAGCTAAATGAACAAGAGGAGCCAGAAGATGAAACGAGCGAAGAAGATAAAGAAAATGACCAAGAAGACGAACAAGTTGAACAGCCTACCGAAGAAAGAGTCGAACCAGACGTTCAAGGTTAATTGCGACCACTGTCAACATAAGTTCGAACTGACGTCTAAACAAATCATTTCGAAACATATTAACAAGAGCGTCGAATGGAGATTCTTCGAATGTCCTAAATGTCATTATCGATATACTACTTATGTCGGGAACAAGGAAATTGAAAAACTTATTAGACTTCGAAATGATTGTCGACGTAAGATGAAAGATGAACTTGAAAAAGGCGCTGCTGCTAATCAAAACACTTACCATTCGTATCGAATACAGGACGAACAGGCAGGGCATAAAATCTCAGGTCTTATGGCGAAGCTGAAGAAGGAGATAAATATTGAAAAATTCGAAAAAGAATGGGTATCTCAGTAGTTGGGAAAAAGCAATTCATGAAAATAATATTCGTCTAACCATTGAACAAGAAAAAGCTGTATTAAAAGCGTTCAACGATGCAGGAACTAGCCTTATTGAGAAAATTAAAAAGTCTCGAAAAGGCTACCTGCCTAGTCGTATCTATAAGGACTACGCTTACGACCTTCATGCCGTCCTTGTTCAACTCATGACTGAATATTCCCATAAGGCAGCTATGAACGCAGTAGATGGACAGGTAGTTCATATTCTAAAACTATTAGCAGAAGATGGAAACTCAACAGCTCGCGACTTCGAAAAAGATGTAAGAGCAGCTTCATTAGTATTTTCTAGGAAAGCAGCTGAAGCCGTAGTTAAGGGAGAAATCTATAAAGACGGCAAACACTTGTCGAAACGTGTATGGTCATCTGCTGCGCGTGCAGGAAATGATGTTCAACAAATTGTCACTCAAGGGCTAGCAAGTGGAATGTCAGCTGTTGACATGGCTAAAATGCTCGAAAAGTACATTGACCCGAAAGCTCGAAAAGAATGGGACTTCGACAAGGTAGCAGAAAAGCTAGGCAAACCGACGGCTCGAAAATATGAAAACCTCGAATACAATGCTCTTCGACTTGCCCGAACTACTATTAGTCATTCAGCTACTGCAGGAGTTCGACAATGGGGAAAAGTTAATCCTTACGCTCGAAAAGTTCAGTGGCATTCAGTTCACGCTCCTGGAAGAACGTGTCAGGCTTGTATCGACCTCGACGGCGAAATATTCCCTATCGACGAATGTCCTTTCGACCATCCTAATGGGATGTGCTATCAAACAGTATGGCATGACCAATCATTAGATGAAATAGCAGATGAACTTCGAAGGTGGGTCGACGGAGAAGAAAATGAAACGCTCGACTTATGGTTCGACGATTTAAGTTCAGGAAGAACTGAAAAATATAGCGACCTCGACTTTGTTAAGAGCTACTAGACTTGGTATAAAAACCGAGTCTTTTTTATCTATAAATTGTCTATTCGACAAACCTTTCGAAAAGTAGTAAAAAGCATTCAATTCTGTTATAATATTAGTTGAAAAGGAACCTTGTCGCCTCAAAGACTCGAAATTGGTTTCACTGTTCCAATTAAATCGAAACAGAAGATTCAGCCGGAGGGCGAAAACTCAGGAGGAAAATAAATGGCTTATCAATTAGAAGACCTATTAAAAGGTCTAGATGAACCAACTATCAAAAATGTCACAGAGCATGTGAAGGCTAAAGCAAAAGAATTGGACGCAAAATTGTTCATTGATGGTGATGGTCAACATTATGTACCGCACGCACGATTCGATGAAGTTGTCCAGCAACGCGACCAAGCGAACAATTCGATTGAGAAATACAAGACGCAAGTTTCTACATTGTCTAAACAAGTTGAAGATGGTAGTGATGCGCAGGCTACGATTCAAAAGTTGCAAGGTCAATTAGAAGCTCAAACTCAAATTGCTAAAAGTGCTTCAGTTATTTCAGCTCTACATCCATTGATTAGTGACTCCATTGCTCCCGCAGCTGACATTCTTGGATTTATGAACCTTGACAACATTACTGTCGAAGACGACGGAAAAGTTAAGGGACTAGATGAAGAATTGAAGGCTGTTCGAGAGTCTCGTAAATACCTATTCAAAGAAGTCGAAACTCCAAATGACCCGAAACCTGAGTCTTCTAGTAAGGCGAAAGCAGGGACTGGAAATTTAGGAAATTCAGGTCGTGTCGGTTCTGGAACTCCAGAACCTCGTGAAGTTGGCTCCTTTGGTAAGCAACTAGCTGCTGCTCAACAGCCAGCAGGCGAGCAGCCTCAAACATCATTCTTTAAATAATAGGAGGATATAACTATGCCAAATGTGCGAGTTAATAAAACTGATTTCAATCAAACTACTCGAAGCATTGTAGCAATTCCTGACCACTATGTTGCACTTGCTGCACAGATTCCAGCATCTGCTGCAACTGTCGTAGGAGGTAAGAAATACATTCTTGCAGGAACTTGCGTGAAAAATGCTACCTCACTTGAAGGTCGAAAGACTGGACTTCAAGTAGTTGCTCAAGGTGAACAATTCGACGGAGTTATCTTCGCTGACCAACGTGTCTATGAAGGCGAAGAAAATGTAACCGTGACAGTATTAGTTCACGGATTCGTCAAATATGCTGCCCTTCAAAAAGTCGAAAACACTGTACCTGAATCTAAAAATGCAATGATTCTGGTCGTTAAATAGGAGGAATAATAGATGAACATTTATGACTATATTAACGCAGGAGAGATTGCTAGCTACATTCAAGCGCTTCCTTCAAATGCACTTCAGTACCTTGGACCTCAATTGTTCCCGAATGCTCAACAAACAGGGACAGACATTTCATGGCTCAAGGGCGCAAATAATTTGCCAGTAACTATCCAGCCTTCGAACTACGATGCGAAAGCTAGTCTTCGTGAACGTGCTGGATTTAGCAAACAAGCTACTGAGATGGCATTCTTCCGTGAGTCTATGCGACTAGGAGAAAAAGACCGTCAAAACTTGCAAATGCTTCTAAATCAAAGTTCAGCCCTTGCTCAACCACTTATCACTCAGCTTTACAACGACACGAAAAACCTTGTCGACGGTGTAGAAGCGCAAGCTGAATACATGCGTATGCAATTGCTTCAATACGGTAAGTTCACAGTTAAGTCAACTGACAGCGCAGCTCAGTACACTTACGACTACAACATGGACCAGAAGCAACAATATGCTGTCACTAAGAAATGGGCAAATCCAGCTGAAAGCGACCCTATCGCCGACATTTTAGCAGCAATGGATGATATGGAAAATCGTACAGGGGTTCGTCCAACTCGTATGATTATGAACCGAAACACTTACAATCAAATGACTAAGAGCGACTCAATTAAGAAAGCTCTTGCAATTGGTGTTCAAGGAAATTGGGAAAACTTCTTGCTTCTTGCAAGTGACGCTGAAAAATTCATCGCTGAAAAAACTCAGCTTCAAATTGCTGTGTACTCTAAAAAGGTTGCACAATTCGCTGACCCTGACAAACTTCCAGACGTGGGCAACATCCGTCAGTTCAACTTGATTGATGACAATAAAGTGGTATTGCTTCCACCTGATGCAGTTGGTCATACATGGTACGGAACAACTCCAGAAGCGTTCGACTTGGCTTCAGGCGGAACTGATGCTCAAGTTCAAGTCCTTTCAGGAGGTCCTACTGTGACAACTTATCTTGAAAAACATCCTGTCAACATTGCGACAGTTGTATCAGCTGTCATGATTCCATCATTCGAAGGAATTGACTATGTAGGAGTTATCACTACAAACTAGGAGGACGCTAGATGACTACACTAAAAGCTCTTAGCACCTTAATCGTTTCAGGAGGAGTAGTGCATTCAGGTTCAGTATTTCACTGTCCTGAAGCACTCGCTTCTTCACTGATTGAGCGCAATTTTGCGTTCGAGATTAATGAAGCTGAAAATGGCGAAACTGTTGAAGAATCGCCAGCACCACTTGCATATGCAGATGAAGTAGATGAAGTTGAACAAATGCGCGAAGAATATGCTTCTAAAACAGTTCCCGAACTAATTGATTTAGCTAAATCGAACGGAATTGACATTTCTTCAATTTCTCGAAAAAGCGAATACATTGACGCTTTGATTAAGTACGAATTAGGAGAATAACATGGCAGCTCAAACGGACATTGAACTAGTTAAGATAAATGTCGACAATGAGAATTCTCCTTCGCCTATGAAAGATGAAAGTATTTCAGCCCTTTTAGATAAGCATAAATCTGTTGCTTATGTCAGCTATATGATTTGCCTGATGAAAACCAGAAATGATGCAGTAACCCTTGGACCTATCAGTCTTCAGGGAGACGCAGACTACTGGAAGCAGATGGCACAATTCTACTATGACCAGTATAAGCAGGAACAGATTGAAGCTGATGAAAAATCTAATTCAGGCTCAACCATTTTGATGAAAAGGGCGGACGGGACATGACATATGATATCAACTATGTTAAAAATCAAGTTCGAAGAGCCATCGAAACAGCTCCTACTAAAATCAAAATAATTCGAAACTCTTGGGTCAGTGACGGTTATGGAGGAAAGAAAAGGGACAAAAGTAACGAAGTTATAGCAGATGACCTCGTATGCTTGGTTGACAATTCAACTGTCCCTGACCTTCTTTCGAACTCAACTGATGCAGGACGAATTTTTGCTCAAAATGGAGTAAAAATTTTCATCTTATACGATGAAGGCAAAATAATTCAAAGAGCCGACATTGTTGAAATTAAAAACTCTAAAAGACGGTATCGAGTAGTTGAAACTCACAATCTTTTAGAGCAAGACATTCTAATTGAGCTAAAACTGGAGGTGAACGACTAATGTCTCAGCCTGAATTAGTATGGAAACCAGAAGAATTTGTTAGAAACTGTGAACAGTATCGAAACAAGTTTCAAGTTGCAGTTATAACAGTCTGCGAAGTCGCTGCTACGAAGATGGAAGAATACGCAAAAGCAAATGCTATTTGGACAGACCGTACAGGGAACGCAAGACAGAAGCTGAAAGGTGAAGCTGCTTGGGCAACCGCAGACCAGATTGTGATAGCAGTATCGCATCACATGGACTACGGATTCTGGCTAGAGTTGGCACACGGTAGGAAGTACAAAATTCTAGAGAAGGCTGTAGAAGACAATGTCGAGGAACTTTACAGAGCATTAAGAAGATTGTTAGACTAGGAGAAAAGATGACTAAACGAACTACAATGATGGACAAACTGAAGGAAATTCTTCCAACTTTTCAGCTTTCGCCTTCTCCCATGCTTCCGGGAATTGAGTTCGAAGAAGAGTTAGAAGACCGACCAGACGACTATATTGTACTAAGATATAGTCATCGAATGCCTAGTGCTACGAACAGTCTTGGGAGTTTTGCATACTGGAAAGTTCAAATCTATGTCCATTCAAACTCAATTTTAGGTATCGATGAACTAGGAAGAAGAGTTCGAAATGTCATCAAAGACATGGGCTACGAAGTAACCTATGCAGAGACAGGAGACTACTATGACACAATGCTTTCTAGATATCGACTAGAAATAGAATATAGAATTCCACAAGGAGGAAACTAATAATGAGTAAAGACATTCTTTACGGAATCAAGCTCGTGCAAATTGAAGAGCTCGACCCTTTGACACAGTTGCCAAAAGTCGGTGGAGCGAACTTCGTTGTCGACACAGCAGAAACAGCTGAACTCGAACCAGTCGTCTCAGAGGGGACTGAGGACGTGAAACGAAATGACGTTCGAATTCTTGCAATTGTTCGAACTCCTGATTTGCTTTATGGGTACGACTTGACCTTCAAGGACAACACGTTCGACCCAGAAATCATGGCACTAACCGAAGGCGGAACCGTTCGACGTACTGACGGTGAAACTATTTCAGGTTATGACGCACCTATGCTTGCGCAAGGCGCACAGAATATGAAACCATTTAGAATGCATATCTATGTGCCTAACTATGTAGGAGACTCAATTGTCAACTACGTGAAAATCACTTTGAATAACTGTACGGGAAGCGCTCCAGGACTTTCAATCGGGAAAGAGTTTTATGCTCCTGAGTTTAAAATTAAATCCCGTGAAGCTACTAAAGCAGGTCTTCCTATTAAGTCAATGGACTACGTTGCACAACTTCCTGCAGTTCTTCGCCGTGTGACATTCGATTTGAATGGCGGAAATGGTACTGCTAATCCTGTTCGAATTGAAGCAGGCAAGAAAATTACTCCAAAACCAGCAGACCCTACTCGAACAGATGGTAAGGTCTTCAAGGGCTGGAAAGTAGACGGCGAATCTACAATTTGGAACTTCGATACGAGCCTAATGCCTGACCGAGACATCAAGCTCGTTGCACAATACGCATAGAAATTTAGAAAGAAGGGTCTGTTATGACAAACATTATTACAGCTGAACAATTTAAGCAGCGCGCATTTCAAGTTATTGCACTTCCAGGATTTTCGAAAGGCGATGAACCTATTCATGTCAAAATTCGAGCTGCAGGTGTCATGAACCTAGTTGCTAACGGAAAAATTCCTAATACACTTTTAGGGAAGGTGACTGAACTATTTGGAGAAACTTCAACTGTCACTAAAGACAATGTCAGCCTTGACGCTATTACTGACCAGCAAAAGAAAGAAGCACTTGAAAAGTTGAACAAGACCGATACAGGTCTTCAAGACATGGCTCAACTTCTTCGAGTATTCGCAGAGGCTTCAATGGTTGAACCTACTTATGAAGAGGTCGGTGAATACATGACTGACGAACAGCTTATGACAATCTTCGGGGCGATGTACGGAGAGGTGACGCAAGCTGAAACCTTTCGTGCAGACGAGGGAAATGTCTAACGTCATAGCAGTCGCTACTGAATTTCATATTAGACCTAGCGAGGTAGTCGGGATGCAGACAGATATAGGCAAATACTGCTTCGATGCAGCTGCTGTTGCCTTTATTAGATTCTTGCAGGAAGACAAAACTCCTAGATATCCTGGAGATGAGAAGAAAAATCCGGGATTGCAAATGCTTATGGAGTGACTATTATCGGTCGCTCCTATTTTTGTATATAATAGAAAGGAAAATATATGGATTTCGGGTCAATTGCAGCAAAAATGACTTTGGATATTTCCAATTTCACTAGTCAATTAAATCTTGCTCAAAGTCAGGCGCAAAGACTTGCAGTCGAGTCTTCGAAATCTTTCCAAATCGGTTCAGCTCTAACAGGGCTAGGAAAAGGACTTTCGACAGCTGTCACGCTTCCTCTTATGGGATTCGCAGCAGCTTCTGTTAAGATAGGAAATGAGTTTCAGGCTCAAATGTCACGTGTTCAGGCTATAGCAGGGGCGACAGGCGAAGAGCTTGGTAGAATGAAAACTCAAGCAATCGACCTCGGTGCTAAAACTGCATTCAGTGCAAAAGAGGCTGCACAAGGGATGGAAAACTTGGCTTCAGCCGGATTTCAAGTAAATGAAATCATGGACGCAATGCCAGGAGTTTTAGACCTTGCAGCTGTATCAGGAGGGGACGTTGCTGCGAGTTCCGAGGCGATGGCTAGTTCACTTCGAGCTTTCGGTTTAGAGGCAGGGCAAGCAGGACACGTCGCGGACGTATTCGCTCGAGCCGCAGCTGATACGAACGCAGAAACTAGCGACATGGCAGAAGCAATGAAGTATGTTGCTCCGGTTGCGCACTCAATGGGCTTGAGCCTTGAGGAAACGGCTGCTTCAATTGGGATAATGGCTGACGCAGGCATTAAGGGCTCTCAAGCCGGAACAACGCTTAGAGGGGCTTTGTCGCGTATTGCCAAACCTACGAAAGCGATGGTCAAATCAATGCAGGAATTAGGAGTTTCGTTCTACGACGCGAACGGAAACATGATTCCACTAAGAGAACAAATCGCTCAACTGAAAACAGCTACTGCAGGACTAACACAAGAGGAACGAAATCGTCACCTTGTTACCTTGTATGGACAAAACTCACTTTCAGGTATGCTTGCACTATTAGATGCAGGTCCTGACAAGCTCGACAAGATGACAAATGCTTTAGTCAACTCAAATGGGGCAGCTAAAGAAATGGCAGAGACTATGCAAGACAACCTTGCAAGTAAAATCGAGCAAATGGGAGGAGCCTTCGAATCGGTTGCAATCATTGTTCAACAAATTCTCGAACCTGCACTTGCTAAGATAGTAGGAGCCATCACAAAAGTTCTCGAAGCCTTTGTAAATATGTCGCCTATCGGTCAAAAGATGGTTGTCATATTCGCAGGAATGGTTGCAGCCCTTGGACCATTGCTTCTAATTGCAGGAATGGTGATGACAACTATTGTCAAACTAAGAATTGCTATTCAGTTTTTAGGTCCGGCATTTATGGGAACGATGGGAACGATTGCAGGAGTTATAGCAATATTCTATGCTCTGGTCGCCGTGTTCATGATAGCCTACACGAAATCGGAGAGATTTAGGAACTTCATCAACAGTCTTGCGCCTGCTATTAAGCAAGGTCTTGGAATTGTAGTTGAATGGACAACTGAAAAACTCAAGGTGCTTGGCGAATGGCTACAGAAGGCAGGCGAAAAAGCAAAAGAGTTCGGTCAGGCTATCGGGTCTAAAGTATCCAAACTGCTCGAACAATTTGGAATAAGTATTGGTCAAGCAGGAGGCTCGATTGGTCAGTTTATTGGAAATGTTCTCGAACGGCTAGGAGGCGCATTTGGAAAAGTAGGAGGAGTCATTTCAATCGCTGTCTCACTTGTAACTAAATTCGGGTTAGCATTTCTTGGAATCACAGGACCTCTCGGGATTGCTATTAGTCTGCTTGTTTCATTCTTGACGGCTTGGGCTAGAACAGGTGAATTCAATGCAGATGGAATTACTCAAGTATTCGAAAACTTGACAAACACAATTCAGTCGACGGCTGATTTCATCTCTCAATACCTTCCAGTCTTTGTCGAAAAGGGAACTCAAATTTTAGTTAAGATTATTGAAGGAATTGCATCTGCTGTTCCTCAAGTAGTTGGAGTGATTTCACAAGTCATTGAAAAGATTGTGACGACAATTTCGACAGTTATGCCTCAATTAGTCGAAGCAGGAATTAAGATACTCGAAGCGCTTATAAATGGTCTCGTTCAGTCTCTTCCTACTATCATTCAGGCAGCTGTTCAAATTATCACTGCTTTATTCAATGGTCTTGTTCAGGCACTTCCTACGCTTATTCAAGCAGGTCTTCAAATTTTGTCAGCTCTTATAAACGGACTCGTTCAGGCGCTTCCAGCAATTATTCAAGCAGCTGTTCAAATTATCATGTCACTTGTTCAGGCACTGATTGAAAACTTACCTATGATAATCGAGGCAGCGATGCAGATTATAATGGGTCTGGTCAACGCACTGATTGAGAATATAGGACCTATCTTAGAAGCAGGGATTCAAATTCTAATGGCTTTAATCGAGGGACTTATTCAAGTGCTTCCTGAACTAATTACAGCAGCGATTCAAATCATTACTTCACTATTAGAAGCAATCTTGTCGAACCTTCCTCAACTTCTAGAAGCTGGAGTTAAATTGCTTCTATCACTTCTTCAAGGGTTGCTAAATATGCTTCCTCAACTAATTGCAGGGGCTTTGCAAATTATGATGGCACTTCTTAAAGCAGTTATCGACTTCGTTCCTAAACTTCTTCAAGCAGGTGTTCAACTTCTTCAAGCATTGATTCAAGGTATTGCTTCACTTCTCGGCTCGCTTTTATCAACAGCTGGAAACATGCTTTCATCATTAGTTAGCAAGATTGCTAGCTTTGTGGGACAAATGGTTTCAGGAGGAGCGAACCTAATTCGAAACTTCATTAGTGGTATCGGGTCAATGATTGGTTCAGCTGTCTCTAAAATTGGAAGCATGGGAAGCTCGATGGTTTCACGAGTAACTGGATTTGCTGGTCAAATGGTTAGTGCAGGGGTCAACCTTGTTCGAGGTTTCATTAACGGTATCAGCTCAATGGTCAGCTCAGCTGTTAATGCTGCTGCTAATATGGCAAGCAGTGCTCTTAATGCTGTGAAAGGATTCCTAGGAATCCACTCACCTTCTAGAGTGATGGAAAAGATGGGTATCTATACAGGTCAAGGTTTCGTGAACGGTATTGGAAACATGATTCGAACTACTCGTGACCGAGCAAGAGAAATGGCAGAAACTGTGACTGACGCTCTAAGCAATGTCAAGATGAACATTCAAGAGAATGGAGTAGTTCAAAAGGTCAAAGATGTTTACGAGAAAATGGTCGACCAACTTCCTGAAAAATTACCTCTTCCAGAGTTCGACAGCGTTTTAGATGCAGCGAATTCGCCTCGAGTTGATTTGTTTGGAAATAAAGATGACCGACCTAATCAACCTCTTGGTCAGTCTAAAAATGGACAAGAAGAGAAAACAGTTGTAAACATTGGCACAATCGTAGTTCGAAACAATGACGACGTTGACAAACTTTCGAGAGGATTATACAATAAGAGTAAAGAAACCCTTGACGGTTTCGGGAATATTGTGACACCATAAAAGGAGAACAAGATGGCTAGCAGACAAACGCTATTAGTCGACGGAATTGACCTTGTCGACAAGGGTGCAACAGTGCTAGAATATTCGGGTCTTACTTTTGCAGGATTTAAGGACTCAGGATTTAAAAACCCTGAAGGCATAGACGGAGTATTGGATTCTCCGTCTACTGCTATGTCCGGACTGACCGGAAGTGTGACGCTTATGTTCAAAGGCGCAACAGAGAAACAAGTAAATGACAAATATAGGAAGTTCAAGCAATTTATTCGCTCCAAATCGTTTTGGAGAATTTCAACTCTAGAAGACCCCGACTATTATAGAATGGGAAAATTTTTAGGCGAAACTGAACAAGGTAAACTCACCGATGTTCAAGTGTTCAAAGATGCTTCATTAGTGGTTAAAATTGGAATTCAGTTTAAAGACGGATATGAATACAGCAATTCGACCGTTCAAAAGATGTATGCATTTCAACCAGCTCTTGGAGGTGATAGCCTTCCAAATCCTGGAAGACCGACAAGACAATTTAGAGTTGAAATACGAGCTAACACGCAGTTGAACGGATATTTTAGAATCGGCGAAAAAAGTTCAGGTCAGTTTGTCGAATTTGGAACTAATTCAGTATTGATGGAAAATGGTTCAATTATCATTTTAAATCTAGGAACTTTCGAACTTATTAAGATTAGCAGCTCTAAACAGGCGACAAACCTATTTAGGTACATTAAACGAGGTGCATTCTTTAAAATTCCAACCGGAATTCCTACAATAACAATTCAGTATCGACAAAACGACGCAGCAGCTTGGACCTCAACTCTTCCTGCTCAGGTTGAGTTATTCCTAAATCCATCTTACTACTAGAAAGGACTAATATGATTGATAATAATTTGCCAATGAGTCCAGTTCCTGGAGAAATTGTTCAAGTATATGACCAAAATTTCAATCTTATTGGAGCAAGCGATGAAATTTTTAGCAAGATGTATGAAGACGAGATTGTAACTCGGGCTAGAGGGAAAGAGACCTTCACCTTCGAAAGTATTGAAACTTCGTCTATTTATCAACATTTAAAAGTTGAAAATCTTATTCAGTACGGAGGAAGATGGTTTCGAATTAAATACGCTCAAGACGTCGAAGATGTCAAGGGGCTTACTAAATTCACTTGCTATGCACTATGGTATGAACTAGCAGAGGGAATGCCTAGAAAGTTGAAACACGTCGCTTCTTCTGTAGGAGCTGTCGCCCTTGATATTATAAAAGACGCAGGCGAGTGGGTTCGACTTGTATGTCCTCCAGATGGAGCAAATAAACAAGTTCGAAGCATTACAGCTAAAGAGAACTCAATGCTTTGGCACCTTCGCTATCTTGCAAAGCAGTATAATTTAGAATTGACTTTTGGATATGAAGAGTTAATCAAGCAAGAAGTTCGAATTGTTCAAACCGTAGTATTTCTTCAACCCTATGTAGAATCGAAAGTTGATTTCCCTTTGGTAGTTGAAGAGAATTTGAAATATGTAACTAGACAAGAAGATTCTCGAAACCTTTGTACTGCATACAAACTGACAGGGAAGAAAGAAGAAGGAAGTCAGGAGCCCTTGACATTCGCGTCTATTAACAATGGAAGTGAATACCTTATAGACGTTTCATGGTTCACTGCGCGTCATATGCGCCCTAGATATATTGCTAAATCGAAAAGCGATGAACGTTTTAAGATTAAGGAAAATCTAATGAGTGCAGCTCGTGCATACTTAGATATCTACTGTCGACCATTGATTGGATACGAGGCTTCTGCTGTACTGTATAAAAAAGTTCCAGACCTTCATCATACTCAGTTAATTGTCGACGACCATTACAGCGTTATCGAATGGAGGAAAATTTCTGCTCGAAAAATTGATTATGACGACCTTTCAAATTCAGTTATCACTTTCCAAGACCCTCGAAGAGACTTAATGGATTTGCTAAATGAGGACGGCGATGGAGTACTTGCAGGTGAAACTGAATTTGAATCTCAAGTCGTTATTCGATATGCAGATGATATTTTAGGTACTAACTTCAATGCAGAATCTGGGAAGTATATAGGAGTTATCAATACGAACAAGAAGCCGAGCGAATTAGTTCCAGATGACTTCACGTGGGTTAGATTACAGGGTCCAGAAGGACCTCAAGGTCAACAAGGGGCTCCAGGACGAGACGGAGTTGACGGAGTTGCCGGAAAAAATGGAGTAGGAATAGCAGATACTTCTATTACCTACGCTGTTTCAGTTTCGGGGACACAAGAGCCGGAGAATGGATGGAGCGAACAAGTTCCAGGACTTATCAAAGGTCGATTCTTATGGACTAAAACATTTTGGAGATACACTGACGGAAGTCATGAAACTGGATACTCAGTTGCCTATATAGGTCAGGACGGGAATACAGGTAAGGACGGTATCGCAGGGAAAGACGGAGTTGGTATAGCAGCGACTGAAGTCATGTATGCAGGCTCCTCTTCTGCTACCGTTGCTCCAGCTGCTGGATGGTCTACTCAAGTTCCTCAAGTTCCTAATGGACAGTATCTATGGACTCGAACAAGATGGCGCTATACAGACCAGACCGATGAAATTGGATATTCTGTTTCGCGTATGGGAGAGCAGGGTCCAAAAGGTGACACAGGTCGTGACGGTATTGCCGGAAAAGACGGAAAGGGACTGAAGTCGACAGCTATTTCTTATGGAATTAGTCCTAACGACTTTGCAGCTCCGGGAGTATGGGCTTCACAAGTTCCCTCTTTAATTAAGGGACAATATTTATGGACTCGAACTATCTGGACATATACAGACCAGACGACTGAAGTAGGATATCAAAAAACCTACATTCCGCGCGACGGAAATGACGGAAAAAATGGAATTGCGGGGAAAGACGGAGTAGGAATTAAGTCAACGACTATCACCTACTCAGGCTCTACGTCAGGAACAGTTGCGCCGACTTCTAACTGGACTTCGAGTATTCCAAATGTTCAGCCAGGATTTTTCTTATGGACTCGAACTGTTTGGACATACACTGACAACACTAGCGAGACAGGATACTCCGTTTCAAAAATAGGCGAGACCGGACCTCAAGGTGTTCAAGGGCTTCAAGGTCCTCAAGGGCTTCAAGGTATTCCCGGAGCAGCTGGAGCTGACGGACGTTCGCAATATACTCACCTCGCATTTTCAAACAGCCCGAACGGTGAAGGATTTAGTCACACTGACAGCGGACGAGCATACGTTGGTCAGTATCAAGATTTTAGTCCTGTTCATTCGAAAGACCCTGCTGCTTATAAGTGGACGAAATGGAAAGGGAATGACGGAGCTCAAGGAATTCCTGGAAAAGCAGGAGCCGATGGGCGAACATCTTATTTTCATATTGCGTATGCTTCGAGCGCTGACGGTTCAAGGGAATTCAGTCTAGAAGACCAGAACCAGCAGTATATGGGATATTATAGCGATTTCGAACCTAGCGACAGTCGAGACCGAACTCGATATAGATGGTTCGACCGTCTTGCGAATGTTCAAGTAGGAGGTCGAAATGAATTTCTCAATTCTTTATTTGAATTCGATTTACGAACTAGATATTCAAGATATCGTCTATATGACGGACAAGACCAGACTCAAGGGCAGCTAGTTGCAGCAATTGACAAACAGAATAGATTTAGAGGAGCTAATTCATTAAAAATCGACTCTTCGTGGAACGGTAAGTACCAGAATCAAAAAATTACATTTTCAATAGGAGGAGACACCAGAACAGGTGCAATAGATGAATTTTCTAATATAGATGGTCGCATAAGTTTTTGGGCAAAAGCTTCTAGAAACGGAGTGAACCTATCTGCTCGACCTGGATGTCGAAGCAATTTATTTACTGCTTCTCTAACAGACCAGTGGAAATTTTATGATTTTAAATTCTTCGACAAGAATAGTTCGAACTGCACAGCTGAAGTCATTTTTCATATATTCACTGAAAGTTGCTCTGTATGGATTAACCATATAAAAGTAGAATTAGGCAACATCTCTACTCCTTTCAGTGAAGCTGACGAGGACATTAAACATCGAATTGATTCAAAAGCTGATAATAAATTGACAAATGAGCAGTTGAACGCACTAGCTGAAAAGACTCAACTTCATGACGTTGAACTGAAAGCTAAAGCAACAATGGAGCAGCTGAGCGATTTAGAGAAGGCTTATAATGGAAGAATTAAGGCTAACGAAGACGCTATCAAGCAAGCTGAAAGTGACCTCATTCAAGCAGCTAGTAGAATTGAAGCTACTGTTCAGGAGCTAGGAGGACTTCGTGAGCTGAAAAAATTTGTCAACAGTTATATGAGCGCAAGTAACGAAGGTCTCATTATTGGTAAAAATGACGCAAGTTCGACAATTAAAGTATCTAGTGACCGGATTTCAATGTTTTCTTCAGGGAAAGAAGTTATGTATATCAGTCAAGGGGTGATTCATATCGATAACGGTATTTTCACTGAATCTATTCAAGTTGGACGTTTCAAGACAGAAGCGTATGTATTCAACCAAGACATGAACGTCATAAGATATGTAGGATAAGGAGAATTAAATGGCAAAATTCATTAACTCATACGGACCTCTTCATTTGAACCTCTATGTTGAGCAAATTAGTCAAGATGTTACTAATAACTCTTCGAAAGTAAGATGGAGAGCTACAATCGACCGTGACGGAGCGTATAGAACGTGGACTTATGGAAATATTAGTAACCTCTCTGTCTGGTTGAATGGCGCAAGTGTTCACAGTAGTCATCCCGACTATGATACATCTGGAGAAGAAGTAACTCTTGCAAGTGGGGAAGTAACTGTTCCTCACAACAGCGACGGAACCAAGACAATGTCTGTCTGGGCTTCATTCGACCCGAATAACGGAGTTCATGGGAACATTACAATTTCGACGAATTATACGCTCGACAAAATTCCTAGGTCTTCTCAAATTTCCAGCTTAGAAGGAAATCGAAATTTAGGTTCGCTTCATACTATTATATTCAATAGGAAGGTCAGCTCGTTTACTCATCAGGTTTGGTATAGAGTTTTCGGGAGCGATTGGATTGATTTAGGAAAAAATCATACTACCAGCGTATCATTTACTCCTCCGCTCGACTTGGCTAGATACTTGCCTAAAACAAGTTCGGGGACGATGGACATCTGCGTTCGAACATATAATGGAACTACTCAAATAGGAAGTGATGTCTATTCAAATGGATGGAACTTTAAAATTCCCGACAGCGTGAGACCAACATTCTCGAATATTTCGTTAGTTGAAACAAACTCAGCTGTCAAGCAAATTATGAACGGAAACAATTTCCTTCAAATTATATCGAACATTCAAGTAAATTTCAACAATGCTTCGGGAGCTTACGGTTCAACCGTCGAGACATTTAACGCAGAGATTATCAATCGAAATCAGGCTATCTCTAAAAATGGCGACAAGCTAGGAATCATGAATTTTAGCGGAGCAGCTACTGTTCGAGCTTGGGTCACAGATAGTCGAGGGAAATCTTCAGCTGTTCAAGAAGTTCGAATAAATGTTATAGAGTATTATGCTCCGTCAATTGGGTTCACTGTTCAACGAACTAGACAGAATCCTGCTACATTGCAAGCCCTTCGAAATGCGAAAGTTGCACCTATCTCAGTCGGCGAACAGCAAAAGAATTTTATGCAAATTACATTTTCAGTTGCGCCTTTAAACACTGAAAATTTCGTAGAAGATAGAGGACCTGCAACTGCGACATTTTCTTCAATCTACTTACTTACTAATTCTGCTGCTAATTTAGCAGGAAATTATGGTCCTGACAAATCGTATGTCGTAAAGGCTGTCATTCGAGACCGTTTTTCTTCTTCAACTTTTGTTTCAACCATAGCGACAGAGAAAGTAGTTCTCAACTACGATAAAGACGGTCGATTAGGAGTTGGAAAGATTATCGAGAAGGGAAAAGCAGGGTCAATAGATGCTGCGGGCGACATATACGCTAAAGGGAACATCAATGCAAGCGGAAACCTTAATGCTAAGGGAGACATCTTAGCAGACGGACAACCTATTCAACGGTACAGGCTAACCGATAACAATGGAGGGCTTTCAATGGGGTCTGCTCAATGGGACGGAATCTGGGGTAAACAGGGAACGGAGTTTGGATGGCGAAGTGCTAAGTATGAAGATAATCCTTCAGGAAATGAATGGGGACTATTTCAAAACTTCTGGCTAGACTCTTGGAAAATTGTTCAATTCTTTACTACAATGTCAGGAAGAATGTTTGTTCGAGCTTCGAACAATAATAGTAAATGGAGTCCGTCTAAATGGAAGGAGTTCCTATTTAAACAAGACCTCGAACGGTATAGCTGGCAGAAGCTAGTCCTTCAAAATGGCTGGAACCATTATACTTCCTACGGTGACGCATATTATTCGAAAACGCTCGACGGAGTTGTCTACTTAAAAGGAAATGTCTATAAAGGAAGGATTGAAAAAGAGACCACTATTGCAGTACTTCCCGAAGGATTTAGACCACGAAATCAAATCTATCTTCAGGCTTTGAATAATTCGTACGGAAATGCGATTTTAAGTGCGCACCCTGATGGAAGAATTGTGGTCAAGCAAGATGTAGATAATTCTTGGTTAAATTTAGACAATGTCTCATTTCGTATTTAATTTGACTGAATAAAATGGTATAATAATTTTTAGAAAGGAGGTGATTGATATGTTGAACCTTACAAAATCACGTCAACTTGTTGCAGAGTTTACAGTTGGACAAGGAACTGAGAAGAAACTTGTCAAAACTACTATTATCAACATTGACGCAAACGCAGTATCATCATTCTCGGAGACTCTTCATGACCCAGACTTGTATGCTGCACATCGTCGGGAACTTCGAGCTGATGAGCAAAAACTTCGCGAAACTCGTTACGCTATCGAAGATGAAATTTTAGCAGAACAGTCAAAGACTGAAGATGCTCGAGAAGCTGAATAAGGAGGCGTCAATCTATGCCAACGTTGCTTACAGACACGGCAGTCTTGACGGCGATTATTACAGCGTGCAGCGGAGTTTTAACTGTCTTACTCAATAAGTTGTTCGAATGGGAGACTAATAAAGCAAAAGGAGTTTTAGAGGATATTTCAAATACACTTGGAACACTTAAAGAGCAAGTTGAAGGAATCAGCGAAACGACAGTTGCAATCACTCACCAAAATGACGTCATTCAAGACGGAACTAGAAAAATTCAACGTTACCGTCTTTATCACGACTTAAAAAGAGAAGTGATTAGAGGCTATACAACTCTCGACCATTTTAGAGAGCTATCTATCTTGTTCGAAAGTTATAAAAACCTCGGCGGAAATGGTGAAGTCGAAGCCTTGTTCGATAAGTACAAGGAATTGCCAATTAGAGAGGATGAGGATATCAATGAAGCTATCTAATGAACAATATGACATTGCTAAGCGCACTGTCACAGTAGTCGTTCCAGCAGCGATTGCATTGATTACAGGTCTTGGAGCCTTGTATCAATTTGACACAAACGCTATCACAGGAACAATCGCACTTCTTGCAACCTTCGCAGGGACTGTCCTTGGTGTTTCTAGCAGGAACTACCAAAAGGAACAAGAAGCAGCAGCTGAAAACGTCGAGGAGGACTAATGTCAATTAACATCGAAGAAGCTATTAAGTGGATGCAGGCTCGAAAGGGTCGCGTCTCTTATAGCATGGACTATCGAAATGGTCCTGACAGCTATGACTGTTCATCTTCTGTTTACTACGCTCTTCGCTCTGCGGGAGCTTCAAATGCAGGATGGGCAGTTAATACAGAATATGAACACGCTTGGCTCCTAGACAATGGATATGAACTAATTAGTGAAAATACTCCATGGGATGCTCAACGTGGCGACATCTTCATCTGGGGACGAAAAGGGTCTTCTGCTGGAGCCGGAGGTCATACAGGTATGTTTGTTGACAGTGATAATATCATTCACTGCAACTACCGATTTGACGGAATTACCGTTAATGACCACGATGACATCTGGCTATATGCAGGACGTCCTTACTACTACGTCTATCGCCTAACTAATTCATCTGCACGTGCAGCTGAGAAAAAACTAGGATGGCAGAAAGATGATACAGGATTCTGGTACGCTCGTGCAAATGGTACATATCCAAAAGGACAATTCGAATTCATTGACGAGAACAAGTCTTGGTTTTACTTTGACGACCAAGGCTACATGCTAGCTGAGAAATGGTTGAAACATACTGATGAAAATTGGTATTGGTTCGACCGTGACGGCTACATGGCTACGTCATGGAAACGAATTGGAGAGTCTTGGTACTACTTCAATCGCGACGGTTCCATGGCTACGGGATGGGTCAAATGGTACGACAATTGGTACTATTTAGACGCAACCAACGGAGACATGAAGTCAAGCACTTTCGTTCCTTATAATGGAGGATACTACTTACTTCTTCCTGACGGTCGAATGGCTGACAAGGAATCATTCACTGTTGAGCCTGATGGGCTCATCACTACTAAATAACTAAAATTGAAAATATAGAGAGGAGGAAGCTCTTTTCTAAATATTGTTTCTCTTAATCCCGCAGGGTCGAAACCTTGTGGGATTTTGGTCGTATATTACTCTATTTACTTATTGAACTATTTCAATTATAATTAAAAGGTCAACACGTTTGGTTGATATGACCCTTTACACCTCGATTCGCTTCGGGGTGTTTTATTTTGTAAAAAAAATTCAACTTTTTACACAAAAATGCTTGACATTATTCCCTCATTATCGTATAATGTATGTATAAATAATAAAACAGCCGAAAGGCGAAGGAGGACATTATGTCAAAAATTAAATTCGAAAACCTCAAAGAAGGCGATGTTGTGCTAAGAGCAAAATCCTTAACGAAGTTTAAAGTCGTTTCAATTTTAGCAGATGAAAAGAAAACCAACTTAGAGTCACTAGAAGACGGAGGCGAACTTCATCTTTCGGCTTCAACTTTGGAGCGTTGGTACACAATGGCAGATGAAACTGAACCTGCTAAAGAAGAAAAAGCTGCTAAGCCTGCTAAAAAGGCTGCTCCTGCGGTTGCTCGACCTGCTCGAAAAGGTAGAGTTGTTCCAAAACCTAAAAAGGAAAGTATCGAAGAAGAGATTCCAACGGTTGAAGAAAAGCCTGAAGAGGTTGGTTCAATTAGTGAAAAATCAAATGTTCGAAAACCTGCTCCTAAAAAGGAAAGCGTCATGGCAATCACTAAAACTTTAGAGAACAGAATTGTCGAAGCGTTTCCAGCATGTACTCGAGTAGTGACTCAATCTTACATTGCTTACAAGTCTTCTAAAAACTTCGTGACCGTAGAAGAAACTCGAAAAGGGCTTTCAATTGGAGTTCGAACAAAAGGGCTCACAGAAGACCAGAAGAAGCACCTCATTTCAATCGCGCCTGCTAAATACGGATGGGCAATTGACGGAACTTTCAAAATTGTTACAGAAGCTGACCTTGATACTGCTATGGAACTAATCGAAGCTTCTCACTTGTCATCGCTATGATTGAAATCGTCATAGCACGGTCTAAGGCGAGAAGGGGTCGAACTGTATTCATTGAAACATGGGCAAGCACCGATGAAGATGCTATTAGAATGGCAGAAAAAATATCGGGCTTGCCTAATGTGGTCGAAACTTCTTCTAATAACTTTGAAATTCCCTATCGATATTTCAATAATGTGCTAGACGCTTTAGATGAATGGGAACTTCATATATTTGGAGAACTTGACAACGACGTTCAAAGCTACATCGATTCTCGCAACCAGATTGCATCTTCGAATGACAATGATTTTTCATTTAAGACAGCTCCGTTCGAACATCAGGTTCAATGTTTTGAATATGCTAAAGACCATCCGTGTTTCCTTTTAGGCGACGAGCAAGGGCTAGGAAAAACCAAGCAGGCAATTGATATAGCAGTAAGTAGAAAGCCTGCTTTCAAACATTGTCTAATCGTATGTTGCATATCTGGGCTCAAATGGAATTGGGCGAAAGAAGTAGGAATTCATTCAAACGAAAGTGCTCATATTTTAGGAAGTCGAGTTACTAAAGACGGAAAATTAGTGATTGACGGAATTAACAAAAGAGCAGAAGACCTTCTTGATAAACACGATGAATTTTTCCTTATAACTAACATCGAAACTCTTCGCGACGCAGTTTTCATTAAGTATCTAAATGAGATGACCAAAAGCGGAGAAATTGGAATGGTTATTATCGACGAGATTCATAAGTGTAAAAATCCTTCAAGTAAGCAAGGAGCTTCAATTCAAAAGCTTCAAAGCTACTATAAGATGGGATTAACTGGAACTCCGTTAATGAACAATCCAATAGACGTTTTCAATGTTATGAAATGGCTAGGAGCTGAACATCACACTCTTACTCAATTCAAAGAGCGATACTGTATTGTCGACTCATTTAACCAGATAACAGGCTACCGAAATTTAGCAGAGCTTCGAGACCTTGTCAACGATTATATGCTTCGAAGGACGAAGGATGAAGTTTTAGACCTTCCTGAAAAAATTCGAGTAACAGAATATGTCGACATGAACTCAAAGCAGGCTAAAATCTATAAAGAGGTACTGACTAAACTTGTTGAAGATATTGACAAGGTCAAACTCATGCCAAATCCTCTAGCTGAAACCATTCGACTTCGACAAGCTACTGGAAACCCTTCAATTCTAACTACGCAGGAAATCAAGTCTTGCAAATTTGAAAGGTGTCTGGAAATTGTCAGCGAATGTTTAGAGCAGGGAAGGTCTTGCGTAGTTTTTAGCAATTGGGAGAAGGTTATTGAGCCTCTTTATAAAGAGATTTCAAAAATAGCAAAATGCAGCCTCGTTACTGGAGAAACAGCTGATAAGTTCAAGGAAATTGAAGACTTTATGAATTATTCTGGAGCCTCAGTTATTTTGGGAACTATTGGCGCACTTGGAACGGGATTTACATTGACAAAAGCTGATACAGTTATCTTTTTAGATAGCCCTTGGACACGAGCTGAAAAAGACCAAGCAGAAGATAGGTGCCATCGTATAGGTGCTAAAAGTACGGTGACCATTTATACGCTCGTTGCAAAAGGAACCGTCGACGAGCGTATAGAAGACCTAATTGAATCGAAGGGAGAATTAGCAGATTATATCGTAGACGGGAAGCCTATGAAATCTAAGATAGGCAACTTGTTCGATATATTGCTTAAATAGAATGAAAACTATCTCTATATTAAGGAAAGACACTAAAAGGAAGCCGGACAGGAACGGAAAGAGAACAGCACTTGAATTAGCTCAAGAGTTAGATATTTCGTCTAGCGAGCTTGCAAGTATTCTTCAAATTCCTGAAAGGACAGCAACTAGAATTTTACAACTCGACAAACTGCTCACTAAAGAGCAATGCATAATAATAGAAAGGTATTTAGATGAAATTCGCAGAAGATAAAAATTGGTATAAAGTAGGAGAGGTCTGCCAGATGTTGAACCGTTCACTTTCGACTTTGAATGTATGGTACGAAGCAGAAGAATACGCAAATGAACATAATATTCATTTCCCGTTTGTACTTCCAGCGCCTCGAACAGACCTTGACAACCGTGGCTCACGTTTCTGGGACGATGAAGGAGTTAATAAGTTGAAACGATTTAGAGACAACCTTATGCGCGGAGACTTGGCATTCTATACTCGAACTCTTGTTGGAAAAACCGAAAGGGATTTAATAAGAGACGATGCAAAAGCATTCAAAGAAGAACACGGACTGGAGAACTAAAATGGGATTCGAAAATGAGAAACAATTCATTGAAGCAATTGAAGAAGCAGGTGAATTAAATGCTGCAAAGGGCGACATGGAAAAGCAAGTCAAAAGTCTTCGCGATGCTTTAAAGGAGTACATGAAGGAAAATGACATTGAGTCGGCTCAAGGTAAGCACTTCTCTGCTACGTTTTATCAAACTGAACGCTCTACTATGAATGAAGAGCTTTTGAAACAAATTATTGAAGAGCTTGTAGACAAAGCAGAGACGGAAGAAATGTGTGAAAAACTTTCAGGTCTCATTGAATACAAGCCTGTCATCAATACAAAACTTCTAGAAGATATGATTTATCATGGGGAAATTGACCAAGAAGCAATTCTTCCTGCGGTTGTCGTAACGGTAACAGAAGGAATTCGTTTTGGAAAGGCTAAAATTTAGCCCTATTTTAAATTCTGTGCCCTTAAATCGCGCAGAGGTATCTACTAACTCTATCGCAGGCAAAACGCTGTCTGCGTTAGTTTTAAAGCGTTAAAATTATACGATAAGGAGTGAATAAGTGGCACGTCAAAGAATAGGAGCCTCAAAAGGTCAAGAAAACCATCTTGAAATACCATTTAAGCAACGTCCTAAAACTCGTTCTGCTTTATTTGGAAAAGATGTGCAAGGCGCACTTTCAAATGTCGAGCAAGACTACTTTCAAATAGCTGAAGCATTAAATGGAAAACAATTCGAGCCGACACTAAAGCAAGTATCGTCCTTCTTTATAGTTCAATATGAATTCATGTTCAATGTAAAATGCATCGACTATAATTGGTTCAACTTTTCGAGTACGATGAAAAATGTTAAAGACTATCTTGACATAAGTTCGAACATTGAACTCTGTCGATTCTTGGCTGAAAGTTTTATCAAGTATGAAAAAGTTCGAAGAAAATTAAATCTTCAGGAACGGTTCATAACCATTTCATCTTTCAAGCGAGCTTGGATTTTAGATGAACTTGAAGGAAAATCGGGTCAAAAGTTCGAAGGATTCTACTAATTTATAGACTATTTTTAGATTTTTAATTTTTTGCTTAACAAAATGAGCTGAACTTTTGTATAATCTAGTATCTTGATTCTCGCAGCCGGAAATAAGATACACGACTGAACTCTTTTAGTTAAATATCTAAATAAATGAAAAAAGGAGAAAAAGTTGAATAATTTAGCTGACAGAATATGGAAGAAAAAGTTGAACGAATTGTTCGAAAAAAGTGGGCTTCCTAAAAAATACTTCGAGCCTCAAGTATTAGTCGAGCGTGAAGCTGACAAAGAATGCTGGGAATGGCTTGAAGATGTTCGAGCGAATATAGTTGAAGAAGTTCGAAATGGCTTGAGCATTGTTATTGCGTCGACTACCGTTGGGAACGGAAAGACGAGTTGGGCAGTTAGGTTGCTTCAACGTTATTTAGCAGAGACAGCCCTTGATGGAAGAATTGTTGAAAAAGGAATGTTTGTAGTCTCTGCTCAATTATTGACCGAGTTTGGCGACTATAATTATTTTCAAACCATGCAGGAATTTTTAGAAAGGTTCGAACGTCTAAAAACTTGCGAGCTTTTAGTCATAGATGAAATTGGAGGAGGTTCGCTGAACAGGGCTTCCTATCCATATCTATATGACCTTGTTAATTATAGAGTTGATAATAATTTGTCGACTATCTACACTACTAACTACACTGACGATGAAATTATTGAACTATTAGGGCAGCGTCTATATAGCCGAATATATGATACGTCAGTGGTGCTCGAATTTGAAGCTAGCAACGTAAGAGGATTGGAGGCGAGTGAAATTGAATCATAGATATAGTGAACTAACTGACAAGCTGCTTCGGTTCCTTGGCTTTCTAATTATTTGCTGCATGAGCGCATATTGTTTAGGACGACATGACGAACGCAAAGAGCAAAATGAGATAATTGAAAGTTATAAGCAAAAACAAAAGTCTGCTGTCTATGTGACCGTTGACCGAACAGGTGCTTGGCTAGGAAGTACTCCGGGAGCTAAGGAAAGTCCTCTTTATAATGAAAACGGACAGCAGGTAGGAAAATTGAAAGAGGTGGCAGAGTGATTCAGCTTCAAGTCTTAAATAAAGTATTGATTGACAAGAGCTTGTCAATTTTAGAGAACAATGGAATTGACCAAGAATACTTCACTGACTATTTAGATGAGTATCAATTTATTCACGAACATTTTTCACACTATGGAAGAGTTCCTGATGATGAAACAATTCTTGACCATTTTCCAGGATTTGAATTTTTTGAAATTGGTGAAACAGATGAGTATTTAATTGATAAGTTAAAAGAGGAGCATTTATATAATTCTCTTGTTCCCATTTTAACTGAAGCAGCTGAAGATATTCAAATAGACAGCAACGTCGCGATTGCTAATATAATCCCGAAACTAGAGGAGCTTTTTAATCGCTCGAAGTTCGTAGGAGGATTAGACATTGCAAAGAATGCAAAGCTTCGACTAGATTGGGCAACCAGTATTAGAGGTCACGAAGGTGAACGATTAGGAATATCAACAGGGTTCGAACTACTTGATGACGTTTTGGGAGGGCTACTTCCCGGAGAAGACTTGGTGGTTATCATGGCTCGTCCTGGACAGGGTAAATCTTGGACAATTGACAAAATGCTTGCAACAGCATGGCAAAACGGACATGACGTTCTTCTATATAGTGGAGAAATGAGTGAAATGCAAGTGGGTGCTCGTATCGATACAATTCTTTCGAATGTAAGTATTAACTCAATCACGAAGGGAGTATGGAACGACCATCAATTTGAAAAATATGAAAATCATATTCAGGCGATGACTGAAGCTTCTAACTCTCTTGTGGTAGTTACTCCATTTATGATTGGAGGCAAAAACCTTACCCCAGCAATTTTAGATAGCATGATATCTAAATATCGACCATCTGTGGTAGGTATTGACCAACTATCGCTCATGAGCGAGTCTTATCCTAGTCGTGAACAAAAGCGTATCCAGTACGCAAATATCACGATGGACTTATATAAGATTTCTGCTAAATACGGAATTCCCATTGTACTCAATGTTCAGGCAGGACGTTCTGCTAAAACCGAGGGAGCTGAAAACCTTGAACTTGAACATATAGCAGAGAGTGATGGAGTTGGACAAAATGCCAGCAGGGTTATCGCTATGCGCAGGGACGAAAAGTCTGGCATACTCGAACTTTCAGTTGTGAAAAATAGATATGGTGAAGACCGTAAAATCATTGAATATATGTGGGACGTTGAAACTGGAACATATACTCTTATAGGATTTAAAGAAGAAGGCGAAGAGGGAAGTAGTGAAAGCTCGCCTCTAAAAGCAAAAGCGTCTAAGTCGACAGCTAGATTAAGAAGCAAGGTAACGAGGGAAGGAGTTGAAGCATTTTGATGAAAGTAAATGGTCTTCAAATTGAAGCAACCCCTGAACAAATTATTGAAAAACTTTCAAGGCAGCTTGAAGATGAAGGGATATTCATTTTTAGACGAACTAAATCTCTTGGGAATAACTATCAATTTTCATGTCCATTTCATGCAGGAGGGGTCGAAAAGCATCCCTCTTGTGGAATGAGTAGGAACCCTTCGTATTCAGGAAGTAAGGTAACAGAAGCAGGAACAGTTCACTGCTTCACGTGTGGATATACTTCAGGTCTAACCGAATTTATTTCGAATGTATTAGGCAGAAAAGATGGAGGGTTCTACGGGAATCAGTGGCTCAAGCGCGAGTTTGGAACATCTAGTGAAGTAGTTAGACAAGGAGTTAGTCCTGAAGCTTTTCGAAGAGCGTCTACTAAGCGCGAAACTGAGTATTCTATAATTCCCGAAGAAGAGCTTGACAAGTATAGGTTCATTCACCCTTATATGTACGAACGGAAACTAACCGACGAGATAATTGAAATGTTCGATGTAGGATATGACAAGTTGCACGATTGTATCACCTTTCCAGTGAGGAACATGAAAGGTGAAACTGTATTCTTCAACCGTCGAAGTGTTCGTTCAAAATTTCACCAGTACGGAGAAGACGACCCGAAAACTGATTTTCTCTATGGTCAGTATGAACTAGTTGCATATCGCGATTATTTCGACAAACCTATCACGCAAGTATTCGTGACAGAGTCGGTCATTAACTGCTTAACTCTATGGTCGATGAAAATTCCAGCTGTCGCGCTCATGGGAGTAGGAGGAGGAAATCAAGTCAACCTATTAAAGCGATTGCCTTATAGAAATATCGTTCTAGCACTTGACCCTGACAATGCAGGACAAACAGCTCAAGAAAAATTGTATCGACAATTGAAGCGAAACAAGGTTGTTCGATTCCTTAACTACCCTGACGAGTTTTATGAAAACAAGTGGGACATCAATGACAGACCGGATTTACTAAATTTTAACAGTTTGGTCTTGTAAATATTTTTTCATTATGGTATAATGAAAGAGTAAATAATTTAAAGAGGTCATATCAATATGAAAAGAGTTAATACATTAGTCTCCAGCTATGTAGGTGACGCAGTGTGGACAGATGAGCAATGTATTGAAAATTATCAGTTAGACCCTGATATGTCAATTGCATCTGCTTATCAACGCTATTTTGGAATGCTTTACACTTACGCGAAACGTTTCAAGTGTTTGTCAAAACCTGACATTGAAAGCATTGCATTTGAAACTATTTCAAAATGTCTAGCAACCTTTAAATCTAATCAAGACACTAAATTTGCAACATACCTTACACGAATATTCAAGAATAGAGTGATTGTTGAATACCGATATTTGAACGCTCCGTCAATGAGCCGAAATTGGTATTTAGAAGTCCTGTTCGATAATAGTTCAAGCAGCGAAGATGAAAATGATTTCAGTATTTTTTCGACAGTTGGATACTGCGAAGATTACGGGAAAATTGAAATGGAAGCAAGCCTTGATTTCATGACGCTTTCTAATACTGAATATGCTTATGTCGCGTCTATTATCCAGAATGGACCTCTTGTAAGCGACGCAGAAATTGCGCGTGAAATCGGGGTAAGCAGGGCAGCTGTTAGTCAGTCTAAGAAAAAACTAAAAGAAAAGTTAAAAGATTTTTTATAATTGGTTTACAAAACGGATGAATTTCGTGTATATTATATATGAAAGAAAAACATTGAAACCATAAAATCTTCAAAATCTTTCAACCATTAAAAACTTTAAAAGGAGAATTGATATGGCAAGAGTATCTATTCAAAAATCGGGCTCATTTAGCTCAGGAACTAATAACGAATTTTTCGCACTAAGTGACCACGGCGACAGCGCAATTGTCACCTTATTGTACGAAGACCCAGACGGCGAAGACATTGACTACTTCGTAGTTCACGAAGCTGAAATCGATGGTCGTAGACGTTACATCAACTGCAACGCGATTGGCGAAGACGGTGAAACTGTTAATCCAGATGACTGTCCATTGTGTCAAAGCGGATATCCTCGTATTGAAAAACTTTTCCTTCAACTCTACAATCATGACAGCGGAAAAGTTGAAACATGGGACCGAGGTCGTTCATACGTTCAAAAGATTGTTACATTCATCAACAAGTATGGCAGCCTCGTAACGCAACCTTTCGAAATCATTCGTTCAGGAGCAAAAGGAGACCAGAGAACTACCTATGAATTTCTTCCAGAGCGACCTGAAGAAAGTGCTACGCTTGACGACTTCCCAGAAAAGAGTGAACTTCTTGGAACTCTAATTTTAGAGTTAGACGAAGACCAGATGTTCGACGTAGTAGACGGAAGGTTCACTCTTCAAGAAGAGCGTCAGTCAAGTCGTTCAAATTCACGTAGAGGCTCATCACCTGCTCCTAGACGTGGTGCAGGTCGAAGCGATTCTCAAAGTCGAACAGCTGAAAAAACTCCTTCAGTTAGTCGAAGAACTCCTCCTACACGAGGTCGAGGATTCTAACATGAGGGCGAAAGCCCTCTTTATTTATCTACTAAAGAGAAAGGAAATTAAATGTCTCAAAAAGGACTATTCGGTGCAAAACCTCGTTCGAGTAAGAAGAATGATGCTCAACTACTTGCACAGCGAAAAAATAGGAAGCCCGCAGCTGAAGTGACTTACATTTCAGGAAATTCATTAAAGGACGCAGTTGCTAGAGCTCGAACTCTTTCAAATAGGATTCTAGGACACGTTCTTCATAGGCTTGAACTAATCGTAGACGAAGCAAAACTTGAGCAATATGTCGACAATATGATTAAAGACGGGATAGGTTCAATTGACGTTGAAACTGACGGACTTGATACTATTCACGATGAACTTGCAGGAGTATGTCTTTATTCGCCTAGCCAAAAAGGAATCTACGCTCCTGTCAATCATGTTAGCAACATGACCAAGATGAGACTTAAAAATCAAATCTCTCCTGCGTTCATGACCAAGATGCTTCAAAAAATTGCAGATTCAGGAATTCCTATTGTCTACCACAATTCGAAGTTCGACTTGAAGTCAATGTTTTGGCGACTAGGAATTAAAATGAACGAGCCTGAATGGGACACCTATTTAGCAGCAATGCTTCTAAATGAAAACGAACCTCACAGCTTGAAAAAACTTCATTCGAAATATGTTCGAAACGAAGAAGACGCAGAGGTTGCAAAATTCAATGACTTGTTCAAAGGAATTCCATTCAGTCTTATTCCTCCAGATGTTGCGTATGTGTATGCAGCATATGACCCTTTGCAAACTTTCGAACTTTATGAGTTTCAAAAGAAGTATTTAACTCCGGGAACTAATGAATGCGAAGAGTATGACCTAGAAAGAGTTTCATGGGTTCTCCATAATATCGAAATGCCTTTGATTAAAGTCCTTTTCGACATGGAAGTCTATGGCGTCGATTTAGACGAAGACAAGCTACAAGAAATTCGTGAAAAGTTCACGAACAACATGAACGAGGCTGAAGAAGAGTTTCAACGTCTTGTAGCAGAATGGCAACCTGAAATTGAAGAGCTTCGACAAACTAATTTTCAAAATTATCAAAAACTTGAAATGGACGCAAGAGGTCGAGTAACTGTAAGCATTTCAAGCCCTATTCAATTAGCAATCCTATTTTACGATATCATGGGATTAAAAAGTCATGAAAAGGATAAGCCCAGAGGGACAGGTGAAAGCATAATTGAGCACTTCGACAATGACATTTCGAGGGCGCTTTTGAAATATAGAAAATATGCGAAACTTGTTTCAACCTATACTACACTCGACCAACACCTTGCAAAACCTGACAATCGAATTCATACGACATTCAAGCAGTATGGAGCTAAGACAGGACGTATGTCGAGTGAGGGACCGAACTTGCAAAATATTCCCTCAAAAGGAGAAGGTGCAGTTGTTCGTCAAATCTTTGCAGCAAGTCCAGGACATTACATCATCGGTAGTGACTACTCTCAACAGGAGCCTCGTTCATTGGCAGAGTTGAGCGGAGATGAAAGTATGCGTCACGCTTATGAACAGAATTTAGACCTTTACTCAGTTATCGGTTCGAAACTCTACGGAGTTCCTTACGAAGAATGTCTTGAATTCTATCCTGACGGAACTACTAACAAGGAAGGGAAAACTCGAAGAAATTCTGTCAAGTCCGTACTCTTGGGGCTTATGTATGGTCGGGGAGCTAACTCAATCGCTGAGCAGATGAACGTGTCTGTCAAAGAAGCGAATAAGGTCATAGAAGACTTCTTTAGCGAGTTTCCTAAGGTAGCAGACTATATCATTTTCGTACAAGAGCAAGCTCAAGAATTGGGATATGTTCAAACTGCAACAGGGCGCAGACGTCGCCTTCCTGATATGAGCTTACCTGAATATGAATTTGAATACATTGACGCGAGCAAAAATGAAGAGTTCGACCCTTTCAATTTTAGCGATGACCAGCAAATGACTAACAGCGTTCCAGAATATATTATCGAAGAATATTGGGCTCAACTTGACAGGGCTTGGGGATTCAAGAAGAAGCAGGACATTAAAGACAAGGCAAAACAAGAGGGGATACTCATTCGCGACAATGGAGGAAAGATTGCAGATGCTCAGCGTCAATGTCTTAACTCAGTTATTCAGGGAACAGCAGCTGACATGACTAAATATGCAATGATTAAAGTTCATCGAGACCCTGAACTAAATGAACTTGGATTCCATTTAATGATTCCAGTTCACGATGAGCTTCTTGGTGAAGTTCCTAGAGAAAATGCTAAGCGTGCAGCTAAAAGACTGACAGAGGTTATGATTGAGGCTGCAAAAGATATTATTAGTTTGCCAATGAAATGCGACCCTAGCATTGTAGAGCGTTGGTACGGAGAGGAGATTGAACT